ATGAATATAACAACAGATTGGAATTGGTTTTTCAGTTCAATCGCACAGTCATCCGCGGCTATAGTAGGCATTTTCGGCGCGTTCATCATCACAAAAATATTGAACAATCAGTCCGCCTTTTCGGCAACGAAAAGTCAGATCCAGGAGCTGATACTGGAAGGCCAGAAAATTGCCGACGACGCGGGCGGTCGATATTTCAAGTGGTACAACGAGCGCACACTGGAATCGGCGAAATTCCGAGCAGAAAATTTCCTTGATGAGCATCCAGAAGCCGACGACGAAACTTTGCTCCGGGAGGCCCGATTCTCACCTTTCTTGCCGCAAAGCTCCGCGAATGAAGTGATTCTCACGATACGTTCAAATCGAGCTGAAGAAGCAAGGCGCGAGAAGGAAGAACTCGATTGGTTGAGCAATGCAAGAAATCTCTCTGGTTTCGGCGCGGCCGCACTCGCCAATGGAGTTGTCCGCGGTCGAAAGTTACCGAGTATTTCCAGTTTCAACCATGAGCAAGTGACAGAAGAGCGGGAATCGATCGATGCGGTTCTTCGTCAAGCACGCCATCATTTGCGAACAGTGTCACGATTCCTGTCACGGGTTGAGAGCAATCCTGAATCTTCGGGCGTGATCTCATGCTCTCTAGTGATGATCGCGGTGCTGTTTTTGGTTGGGGTGATCTATCCGCTTAGCTTCTTACCGATGTCAGTTCCCGGCCAGCCTGTTCTTACGCTCGATGGTTTCTGGCATGCTGTCTTTTCGCTACGCGGTATCTTGTTGATCGTCGTTTCGCTTCTGTTTCTCGCGGTACTCGGAATGTTTTTCGTCATGAACTACGGCATGAAGTATTCTGAGGAAGAGATTCAGGGGTTGCGGGATCTATGTTCATTGGGGCGATATTCTTCGTATTTTTCTATATACGAAGTAAACGAACGGCAACTGTCGAAGAAAGTGACTGGCGCTTGAGGCGGACCGGTTGGACGCGACCAGCGTCGGTTGCCGGGCGCGAAGCAGTCTTCGCAGTGGAGCGTGTCTGAAGACCGTTGAGGGTCGAAAACTTCCCCTCGCGCGTGACCGTTTTCGGCCAATTCCGGTCGTTCGACATTGGAGCGTAGATCGTCGACAATCTCGCATGCTGTCTAACCTTGAGTATGACTGCAATGGACGACAAGACGACTGAATCGAAGAAATCAGCAAGCGAACAGATGATGGACGCGACAGCACACTTCATCGGGAAACTTGAAGAAGTTCCTGGTTGGCGGGAGTTTCGAGATTGGCAGCCGCAATGGACCTCGACGGAATTTATCAGAGGCAGCTCGACGAAGTGCAGCCGGTCGCACTGCCCCACGAGATCGATTTGCAGCATGCCGTCGTAAGTCGTTATCTTGAGCTGTGTGACCTCGTGCTTTCCGTAAAATCCTGCGAGTATTACTTCCGCCGCTTTCCGTTCAATGGTTTGCCAGTGACGCGACATGAACACTTAAGCAACGTCTGCGAGTTGTACTTCAGCCGCTTCTACCAGTTTAAGGAGCGCCTCAAATACTTGGTCGATGCCGTCGATGTTTTGGTGCCCAAGCACGGCATGCAATTCGGTCCGTTCATCAAACAATTTGCGAGAGAATTCGATCAGGAAATTCACGAGCGGAACCAAATTCACCATTTCAAAAGGTTCGCGGATCTCGATATTGAGCGGGTCTATCTGACTGGGATACATGACATCGTGTTCCCGAATAAAGGTTGGAAAGCAGAGCAACGCCTGTACTACAGAAAGGTCGCGAGAGAATGGGCTCAGCGTGTTCGCAAACGTGGAGCACGACTGGATGCTTTCGTAGATGCAGTCGCCGAGGCGCTTCTACGAGGCTGCCCGTTCCTCGCCCTCCCCGGGTAGGGGATGTCCGCTTGGCTCGTGAGGCAGATGGCAGCGTTGGGTCGAGAATGGACCACCAGCTCTCCTTCTGGACAACGCCAGTGTCACCTGTCACCCACCCTTGTTGTCGTCAGCGAGGGCGTACGGACCGAAACGCATCACCTCCTCGCCAATCCAGTCGTTGACCGCCTTCATGCGCTCCTGCAGCGGCTGCACTTCGTTGATCCCGAACACTCGCGCGGCCTTCGTCACGTCACCGAAGCCGCCCGTGTTGTTCGGGAGCACGCTCATCAGTTGCGGTGGCACGCGGTGCGCCGCCAACAGGTCATCACGCGTTACGTTCTTGATGTTGAAGAACTCATCTTTTGCGGCCACTTCCGACACTGGCAGAATCTGGATGCCATCCTTCTTGCCGTTCGGCGCGTACATGAACAGGTCCCGGAAGTTGCCCGGCCCTTTGGCGCTGCGCAGCGCCTCGCGCATCGCATCGACGTCGCCTTGGTCCTGTGCCGCGTCCGTCATGTACAGGATGAAGCCAGCGTGGCTACCGTTCTTGTAATACCGCCGGCGGAACAGTGTCGCCGATTCGTTGAGCCACGCCGAGTTGAGCGCAGCCAGGTATTCGGGTAGGCCGTACACCTCCTGATGGAGGTCCGGCTCCATCAGGTGAAACACGTCGCCGGCGTCGAACTGCGTCTCCTTCCCGACTTCGGGCACCCACCAATATCGATCCAGATCAAGGCCACGCCGCACGTACTTGGTCAGTGCGGCTTTGAGTGCCACGGCGCCGCCGAAGCGATTCTTGCGCCGCTCGAAATATGCGTTACCGAAGATCAGAATCTGGAACGATGATCTGCGGGCCGCCATCGCGGCAGCGCTGGCGTCACGCCCCGTTGCCACGTCGCGCTGGCTCTTCTGCACGCGCGCGGGCGATTGCTACGTCAAGGAGCACGGCCGTGCTGGAGGACGGGAGTCACTTTGGGCGGACTTCATGGCCCGAGTCATGGCAGAAACCAAGGTGACCTTCCGTTCAACGAACACGATATGTGCGCAAAAGCGGCCAGCGATGCGGAATCGCTTGAACAGGCGCGCGCGCTGCTTTCTCATGCTGATAGCAGGACGACGGAACGCATCTACAGACGGAAGGCCGAGCGGGTGAATCCGCTCAAGAAACCGGGTTGAATGACACAACCCCGGTTCTATGACACAAGTGGGTATCCGACACTGCCCGGAAACCCGCATGGAATAAGGTGGCGGAGAGAGGGGGATTCGAACCCCCGATAGGCTATTAACCTAGGACCGCATTCGCAGTAGGGATATGATTTTACGAGCAAAACTACGGACAACGAATCCTATTCGGTCTACATAGGGCGCCCGATATGGGCCAATATCGACCGACACTTGGTTCTGCGATTAGGGAATATGACTTGGCGTGTCATTGCCAAGCGGACCTAGGATTGAGAACTTCCGCACGTATTCTTGCCCAGAGATGGTTGCCGTAAGTTGGTAGTCACCGAAAACAACTTGCAGCGGGCGGAAAGGAAACACCATTGAAAGAGAAGTAACGCCATTGACGGCGCTGATCTGACGCACTCGCTCCCCCTCCGCAATCAATTGCTTGCCATTAGGGTCCCGAAAGTCAACCGTTACCGAGAATTGCCCCGAAACGTTAGAGACGAGCAACGCAGCGGCCAATGAGGGTAACGTCAGTTGCTGCCCTTCCGTTGGAAACTGAGTGGTACGAATCGCGTTTCCAGGCATTAGCCCTACCACCATGAGCTTACCGGGCTCAGCCTCCGGGCGAATGTCATCGGCAACAAAAAACGCAACATCGGCTTCCGATGGCGGGCGGGTATTGGTATCGACCATTAAACCCTCGTCTTATTTTCCGTAGAACAGCATTGCCATGGGCACGGACTTTGTGCGTGTTTCTGTCGACAGTTGCGCCGCAAACAATTCGAAATCTGATGGCGCTCCAAGCCAAGAGGCTTCTGCAGACGCGTCAAAGTCGCTCGGCCCTTGGCTCGCAACTTCAAATTCCACCAATTTCGCAGTGGTACGCGCGAACACCATCGCGCTCGTCACCAACAATTGCGACGTCGGAGAAATGAACCTTGGCGCCGTACGTTTCGGCGCCCGCCTCGAGCGCCAAAACGCTCGAAGTTCCCCTCGGTTGAGGTATGCCATAACGCTCACGCATGCAACGCATGAGAGCACAAAGAAAACGAAGATCATTCCAAAATAGAATGTCATTGTGGGTTGTACGTGAAGATCATGACGTTCGTGGCACAGACGGTGATCGCAGATACCCATCCAAGCCCGTAGACTAATCCACGCAGTACTATCTCGAAAGGCTTCTCAACCTCCCGACGCGCATGCGGTTCAAAGAAAAAAATCTGCGCCAACCATCCTAAGAATGCGAGCACAAAAGTCACCCCGAAGCACAGGCTAGCATTGTCGCGAAATGGGGCGTTATGGATGAATTTTGAGAACGAGGCGGCGTCGATCATCGCAGTGAAATTCAAAACGATCAAGACCAGCAGCCAGTCTGCGCCGCTTGTAGCCAACGCATCACCTTTTCTGACGGCCAAATTCAGAAGCCACCCAAAAAAGGGTGGCAGGAACGCTGTCGCGATCAACTGAAAAAAAAGCACGTCGCCTCTCCCCGATTCGGCAATCTAACTCTTTGGCGAGATAGTAACATGCCACCTAGATGTGAGAGTGCGTACGGTAAGGCGCAACAGTTTCGATTCCTGTCGGGGGGACCAGCCAGATAAGGCTTTCGGCGTTCGCCGTGACACGTTTGTGTCAAATACCCTCCATGCCAGCGGTGCCATCGGAACCGATGAGCCCTGTTCCGACTTGACGCGCGCGGGTGGGCGGAATACTGTACAAAACAACAGCATTCCGCCGTAACCTCATTATGTCTCTCCAACCTCGTCCATCCGACCTATCCATCGATCGACTGCGCAGCTTGTGGCTGGCCAATAGAGATCCGGATATTCGCCGCGCCCTCGAAGAGGTGGCGTTTAGACGTGCGGCCGCAGAACGGCAAGACCTAGCCCTCCGCGAGATCACGACATTATTCGAGATCATCCGGCAGGCTTGGAAGGAAAACGTCGGCGGGCAGCTCGTCGCAATGGAAATGCTTAGAGCCGCTCTCAACGATCAGCGCGACCTGCGGGGGGAATTTCCGGGGGATCGCCTCAGAGATCAAAAAAGATAACGATAGTTATTATTTACTCATATTTGCTAACTATAGTTATCTCAAAACAGTCCCGGTGCGTCCACCGATCGGTCCCAGCTGTAGATGATTAGTTCGGTACGCGACGCTGCCCGGCCGCCACCCCCGACGGTGTAATCAATGCCGCAGGTTTCGAACTCGAAGCCGTCAAACACCCGGCGTATGTCCGGGTGATCATTGATGCTGACGATCGCGCGCCCCTTAATATGCCGCAGCAGGTGCGCCATGCGTTCGTATTCGGCAAACGGAAATGGGACACCATACCCTTCCGTCTCCCAATATGGTGGATCGAGGTAAAAGAACGAGTGCTCGCGGTCGTACCGCTCGATGCAGTTGTGCCACTCCAAGTTTTCGATATACGCGCTGGCCAACCGAAGATGCGCGGCCGACAGAGACTCTTCGAGGCGCAGCAAGTTGAGGCCCGGCGGAGTGGTAGTCGCTGTACCAAAGGTCTGCGACTCCACCTTTCCGCCGAAGCAGCTTTGCTGAAGATAGTAAAAACGCGCCGCCCGTTGAATGTCAGTTAGCGTTCGTGCCGGCGTATCCTTCAGCCACTGGAACACCTCGCGGCTGGACAACGCCCACTTGAACTGCCGCACGAACTCCTCGAGGTGATTCTGTACAACGCGGTACAGATTCACCAGCTCGCCGTTGATATCGTTGATGACCTCCACGTCCGCAGGCGGTCGCAGAAAATACAACGCGGCTCCGCCGGCAAAGACTTCGATATACGTTTTGTGGGCCGGGAAACGCGGCAAGAGAATGTCTGCCAGGCGACGCTTGCCGCCAATCCACGGGATGATTGGTTGTGCCATTGATGTGAGCCTTTTGGGATTTGTTACAATCGCCCCGCCTCCTAGGAAGGTGGCAGGGCCTTGGCTTGGCTCACTGGTCGCATCAGTGTGTCCGGTGACCGGTTAGGTGCTCCAACACCGAGCCGGTCGCCCTGTCTTTTCAAAGGCAGCGGCGCCGCCTTCAGATAAGAAAAATTCGAAAATGCCAGACATTGAAGATTCGCCAGATAAAGCAAGACGAAACCTAGTCACGCTGTCGGCAGTTGTCTGGGCCTGCGCCTATCTTCAGCCCAGAATTCCAGCAGAAGCAAAGCTGTTCGGGATTGTCGACGTTCAGCACATCACCCCGTCCAGGCTATGGGTGGCGCTGCTTCTTCTCCTCTCATATTTGTTGGTCCGGTTTATTCGTTCCCCTGCGTGGTCGGAAGCATTCCTACGATGGCGAGACGCTCGAGAAAGGCAGCTTAATTTGATGCTCGCGAGAGACTTCGAGGAGGACGTGCGCGAATATCTTCTGCGTCGAACTGAGACTGACCGACTGTCGATCATGGCGGCGGCGTCTGGGCAGTTCCCACTCCTGAAGCCCGGCGAAGTTGAAACGCTGCAGTACTCCAAGCAGCACCTTCACTGGCTGACCAATCGAAGGTCGCACGCGGAGCTCGAACTGGAGTTCGACTTCTTGACTGACGGCCACATTCGCCGGGGCTCCCTTCGATTCAATGTTCGACTGGAGCCGAACTCCCACCGCTCGGCGCGCTTTCGCGCGTGGGCGTACTCGCAACTCACATCAAACCTCGCCCTGGAAGTGCATTTCGCCCTCTTCATGGCAATCGGTGCGGTCGGACTGACGCTAGACGCCTTTTGGAACTCGTGCACAGCGAGCGTCTGGGCTTGCATCTTCTAGCCAACGTCTCGCTAGTACAGCTGCGAAGATGAACAAGCCCGTCCGATAGCCTCCCACTTTTCCTCGTACATATCGCGCTCGATCCGCTCAGCGCGCAGACGCTGCACTGCTTGGTACGTGCTTCCCGCGAGAATCTCTTCGTCCGTGAACCAACGGCCCCGCGTCGGCAGCTCCCTGATGCACGGAACGGCGACCGGGATCTCCGCTTCGACCAACGCCGGCGGCCGATCACCCGGGACGCCGCCGCACCCGGCCAGCACACTACATGCCAGCACGCCATTCATTAAAAGCGTCTTCACAGGATTTCCCCTTTGCCGATTCGTCGGCAATTCGTTGATTAAGCAATGCGACCTTTTGCATCGCCGACGACGCACGCGCTTCGGCAGCTCGCAACGCGTCGTCGGCCGCTGACCGGCTTTGGGCGGCCGCCTCCGCCCACGCGGCGACTGCGCTGTTTTGTCGGGAGAGCGTCGCGGACATAGCATCGAAGCCACGATGCCATTGCTCCGCCTGGTCTTTCGCGCGAGCGACCTCGGACTGCGCAGCGTCCAGCCGAGGCGAGAAATAGATGCGATCCGCGGCGCCGATTGAGACTAGGGCGATGGCAAGAACGATCGCCGCCATCGCGAGCACCTTGGCCGACGCCGACCAACCGTTAAGCACTTCCACGATCCACCTCCCGCAATCCACGATTGAGCACGGCGTCGAGTACACGCGAACCACCATATCCGGCAAGCGTGATCGCTAGCGCCTCGAGCGCCCACTTCCATTCCATCCACTCAGAGACGAAAAAAGCGGCCAGCCCAGCCACCACCCCGACGACGAGATCCTTTGCAATCTCGAGCGGTACCGATCGAACCGGCGGCGCATCGACGCGCGCGAGCTTCTGCAACGTGTTGGCCACGCCACCGAGCAACGAGAAAACGACCGTGAGCACGATGGCCGCCGGCGCCACGTGCGCGAGATCCTGGTCGAACGTGACGGCGCTGCCCGCGATCGCGGCCGTCGCCCAGCACAGCAGCCACATCCCCCATGTCAGCTTGATAATTTGTTGCACGCGTCCCCCCGTTGGGTGCGATGTTTATTGATGGCGTCGCGCATCGCGAGCGCAACGCCGAAGACGGCCATACCGATGTGCAGCACATAGCTCGCCCAATCCCCGAATCCGACGCCGGCGCCGCGAAACACCTGGACCGCTACGAATGGCGGCACGAGGTATCCGAAGGCAACGCCAACATAGATCCAGTGACGCAGATTGACCGCCCATGGCAACGCGAATTGCGCAGGCATGACGTCGTTGACCAGCACGTCTGCAAGCAACGATGTGGCGAGCACCGCCGTGCCGCAGGAAATTAGCGCGCCGGCCGTGCCGCTGAAGTCAACCATCAGCGCGGCCAGCGAACAAGGTGAGTCAATTGCCGCCAAGGCCATGTAGATGGCACAGACCGCGTACATGACGCGGGCGAGGATGTCTCGTTGCATATCAAACCCCCAGCGCATTCTTTGCTCGCGCCCAACGCGATGTCCGGTCTTCCCAGCCGTTCGTTGCGCCATTGATCACCCGAGTTATTTGCAGGAAGTCACCGCGATCTGCGAGCGCATTGCAACCGGCGTTCCGCCAATACCACCCAGCAGAACGAGCGGCATTAACCGGCTCGAGCAGCAGCTCCGGATGCTCGAGCAGGTCCAGTTCGAGCGCCATGCCACACAACACATAGTTGCGATGGCCCGTCACCTGGATAAGGCCGCGCCCTTTATACCGCTGCCCATCACCATCAGCCTCGGGGGTGTTCCCCAACGAAATGACTTTCGGGCCAGTGTCGTACGCCGCACCACTCGCATACTCTTCGGCCGTGTTAAATCCATCGCTCTCGTGCCCAATCTGGGCGAGAAACGCAGCCTGCCGCTCAGGCGTATCGATGCCGAACTCGGCCATAGCGGCAGAGACTGGCAAGGCCCAGCGCGCCGCGAGGCTGGCACTAACGCCAGTAGCCCGCTGAAATGTTTGCTGTTCCATATTGGCTATCCAAAAACGAAAAAGCCCGCGCAAGGCGGGCTATCGAAATGTCTTGCTATTCGGTCGGTATGGGCACGATGCCCTTTTGCGACTCCGGCACTGCCGCGTAGAACGCGAGCAGCCGCTCGTCGTTGACCGGCACGGCCTCCTGATAGGGATACTGGTCTTCCGGCTGCGGCGTGGAGAAGCAGCCGACTACTGCCTGCTTCTCCGGGGAATCGAACGCGACTTGAATGATATCCATGAGATCTGACCTCAAAAGCGGAAGCCGGTAAGGCTCACCGAGTAACTGGGCGTGCCGCCCGACGTGCTGCTCTTTCGGTACAAGGTCGACGGCGTGAGCACGGGGATCTCAAACGGCCCTCGGCGCGACCCTTGCTGCGCGGTCGGCTGGTTCGCCGCGTAGACCGTTTCAGCAAGTCCGTTTGCATCGGCCGCGACCCAGTGCTCCAGATAGGTGCCATTCAGATTGCTCGTCGCATCTACGGTCACAAAGGCCGATTTCGCGCACGGCGGCAAGACGGACGCGGCCACCGACAACGCGGCGTATGTCGGACGACTCACCGACTCCAACAGAACGCCAGCGGAGGGAAAGCGCACCGTGCGACCGTCCATGAACTGAATGGGAAACTGCCCCGAGCCATTCACGACAAGCACCGCCACCCGCGCGGAGGCGTAGAACCCGGCCGGGGCATTCGCTCCGGTGTACACGTCACCGATCACAGCGACGCTCGCATCCACGAGCCGCACTGCGACCTGGCCGTCGTCTGGCTTCACGAAGAAATACACGCCGACGGCCCCACCCTTCGGCGCGGTGCCGACGTCCATATCCGCCGTCAGATCCAGCACCCTGTTCACGTTCGCGATGCGATACCTGCGGCCGTTTCGCGGATCGATCGTGACGACATCGCGCGCGGTAAACGTGGCGGTATTTCCCACGACTTTCACATTCACCTGCGCGTCGATCGACGCACCGACCTGCCCGAGACCGCCGCCCGCGATGAGATTTCGAATCGCCGCGAGCAACTGCCCCGCATCGTTCTCATCGGCGACGAGTCCGCCCGCGTCCTGCACCACCTTGATCGAATCGGTAACCGCGTTTCCCCAAGCCCCCGGAATCAGCGACCCCACGCGAGGCACTGTCTTGTCCTCGTCGACGAACTTGCCGTCGACAAGCCCCACACCGGGCACACTCTTCGGATAATCCATGCTCTCCCCTTATTGCTCGTAATCAAACATCACAACCGTGTGGGCGTGCGCCTCGCGCCGCACAACACACTCGACACCTTCGTTCGGATTACCGCCGAACCGCTCGCCCCAAACCGTCGCGCCGAACCTTCGGCCACCCGCCAAGGCACCCCCGAGACGCAGGCCCCAGAAGAACTGCTGTGCCCACGTACCAAAGCGACTTTGCCCGAACCGCGCCCGCCCGAATCGCGGGGCGCGGTATTCCACCCCTTGGGCGTTCGCGTATCCAAACGAAACGGCAATTTGCACGTAGTACGCCATCCGGGCGTCGCCAACCTCGAACATCCGGCGAAACACCGCCGCGCGGCGGTCATCAAACGATTGCGTTGGGCCGAGGCACGGATCTGGCAACTCCATGACTCGCTCCCAATCCGGCAGCAGCTCGCGCACCGTGCGGGGGTCCATCTCAGCGAGCAGCGCGTCGCCTCGCGCATCCACACGAGCAAGCTCAGGTGCCAGGCATTGAAGCACCTGATCTACCTCGGCCCCCATATCCCCAGACCACGCCGGGCCGGGCGGCAATAAAGCTCGCAGCTGGGCGAGATAGTCATCGACCGTCATACCCATGTGATTACCCCCGGCGTCGGCAACTCATTCACCGCGCATTCGACGTTCTCAGCTGGCACGAGCAGCTTGTGATCATCTTCACCAGGCGCACCGCTAATCGCTGCCGTCAGGTGAGAGCGAATCAGCGTCACCCCGAGATCGGCTTCGGCACGGAACACTTCGTCGAGAGCCGCCGCGACGGCCCCCCTCATTTCAGCCGTGTCCGGCGTAAGATGAATCGTCATGGGCACAGGCCGATTCTTCGGCGCCATCACATAGACTTCCGGGCACGTCGGGCGCTGTGCCTCGATGTACGCGGCCACCACATTGCATTGCTCCTCGGTAGGGAATGGATCCGCATCGCCGTCACGCATGATGTAGACGCCTACCGTGCCCGCGCCGAGAAAGTTGCGCACGCACCACGCCCGAGTAATGCCGGGCACCTCAAGCGCCCACGTCACGTAATCGTCCGGCTTTCCGCCACGTGGCACGACGCGGTATGTGCGCACCACGCGCGCGCGCAGGCTTTCGATACTCTCGATATCAGTGCCTCCGCTGATACCGCCCTCGCCCACGTACGCCTTGTCTGAGACGCCTTCAATGGGCGACACGCTGGTCAGCTCCGTGCCCTCGTCGAGATTGCCCAGAACTCCCTCGTCGACCGCCGCCAGCGTCACGGTTGCCGTACTGCCGCTTATCGCGCCAGCGAGCTTTACGGTGTAACGCCGACCGTCACGCGTTTGCCACAGTTCGCCCGATTCAATTCGAGCCGTATCGCGCCCCGAACAGACCAGCGGCCCCATCGCGGCTACCGCAGGACGTCGTCCGTTGTTTGGCAGCCGCATGGCCGCCAGCCGCAGCAACGTCTCCTCGGAACACGTGTCCGGCAAGATCTGGTCTGCGATGTATGCCTGATGCCCATATAGGCCCGCCACAGCGCCCGATTGCGTGCGAGAGATCACCTCGCCATCACTGCGGCGCAGCGCCCCGGAATTGCTCGCGGGCGTGAGATCTCCCCGCACACGCTTGATCAGCTTGGGCAGTGCCGGAATATCAAACGGCATTGATTACCCTCCATATGTCATCAATATCGAGACTGAGCGGATCGCCATCGACGAGGTCAATTCGCACTCGCATGCGCAACTGGTCGTTGCCCCGGCGTTCTGCTTGCACGTCGACCGCCGCCGCGTGCTCATCGTCAACAAGCCACGCCAATGCCTCTTGGGCATAGGCAATCGCGTCACGCACCGTGTCCGCCGTCAACGTTCGGCGGCGCAGCAGCCAGAGCCGAGAGCCGATTTGATCTCCGCCCACGGTCGGGAAGGAATCCCCCCACCAGCCCTGCAACTCGTCGTCGTCGACGGGATCGCTATCGAGCGCACGTCGCCACGAAAACAGGCTGATATAAACCGCCCGCGTGAGCACCGCGACGCGTTCGTCTTCGGTCAGCTCGTTCATTGCGGCTCTCCCGTCGACGGCCCGTCATGCTCTTTGTGCGTATGGCCGACCATGCTCTTACCGGCACCCTCGCCGAGCACGACGTCGGGCGCGTGAATCGCAGTGCTGGATCTTGCCGATGCCGCGTCCAATTCGAATGCATCGGTCTTGAGTGAAACCGCTTCGCTGGCCTGCACTTCGTAGCGCTTCGCGTTGACGCGGTACACATCGCATTCGACCTCCACCAGACGGCCGCGACGCAGCGTGATACGCGCCCCCTCGTCGGTGTAGATCGCCACTTCGCCAGGCTGTAGATCCGTAGGCCGATACCGCTTGTCATTCGGCGGCAATGCGACGCCATGCGACCGGTCGCCACCGAAGAACAGGGCAACGCCCCCGGCGCCGGACAGCGCCACGGACGTGAAGCCGTACTGCTCCAAGCTCTCTATGCCGTCCAACACCTCACCAGCCAGTGGGCGGATTTGCAGGCGCTGCAATTTCCCTGCCGCTTTAGCGAGCACCACCGTGTAGCGCGACAGAATTGTGGAAATTCCCATCAACCTTTCTCCCAATCGGCAGGTAACAGGTACTCGAAGTTGTCGCCCTTCTTGCCCTTCTTCACCTTCATGCGCTTGCGCTTGTCGTTCGGCTCCGGCTCGAAACCGTCGGGTGGCGCAACCATCAACGTCGCAATCGTCCCGCCCGACCGCCTGCGGCTGTATGTCACTTCCGCAATCAGCATGTCTCGATCAAAGCCAATGACCGGATCGACCACTCGAACGATGAGATTCGGAACCCACAGTGCGCCGTTGGTCTGCCGCCACCCCTGCACCTGGTACGTCGCCTCCAACGCCTTCGATATTCGGTGCTCACGTTCCCAATCCGCCCGCCATTGCGCGAGATCCTTCGTGACCTGCCCGGCTTCGTTGATCACCAGACGGCGACGCCGCCCGATCCGATCATCGGCGGAGCTTCCGACCACCTCCGCCGCGTCGACCGATTCTTCGTCGTCCTGCTCCGCCCGCTGCCCCTTGGCCACGTACTCAGAGAAAACGCGCGAAAAGTCGAGCGACGCTTCGCCCTCACGAATGTTTTCGCCGAGCACCAGACGATCCGCCGCGCGACCAGCGCTACCCGGCCGCGCCATCACCAAACGCCCCTGCCCGTCGTCCGTCGAGAAAAGCCGGGAGACGGTCAGCAGCCGGTCGATAGACTCGAAGATCGTCTCGCCGGGCTTCACCGTGTGGTTCGGGATGACTGTCGAGTCGCGCCCCTCGTTCACAACCTTGATGCCGTACGGACTGACAAGCGAGCGCACCACCTGCTCGATGCGCTGCCCATTCCATTGCCCCGGCTTGTCGTCGGGGCAGCAATCGACGAGATCGGCCGTCAATGAGCGCCCCGTGATACGCATCGTCGCTTCGGTCTTGTTGTATCGAATCGGGGATGAGTCGACCCAGCCCGTGACGACCAGGTCGCGGCCGATACGCACCTCGCAACGCGCACCATGCCGAACCGGGCGAATCTGCTCGGTTGAACCCGGCCAGCGCCAGGTAATCCCAAGATCGAAGTCCCGCGCCTGACGCTCTACGCCCGCGCCAATGCTGACCTCCTTCCAGCCGCCGTAATCCATCCCGTCGACAGTCAAAGTCACTTTGTCGTTTGCGTCTTCCATTTCACTTCCGTGCAATTTGCAGAGGCAGCGCAGGCACGAAGCCCGGATAGATCAGCCGGTTGCGCTCAACGATCTCGTCAGCCCTGCGAGCGTCGCCATATCTCGAGTACGCGAGCACGAGTGCCGGAACCGTCGCGTTCGGCGTGTACGCCGTCAGCCGCACCCCCGCGCGGGCCACTTGCGCCAGGTGCGATTCCATCGCCTGACGAGCATCGGTCAGCACGGCAAAGTGCTGCGCATCCGACTGAAGCGCAACATCCCAAACCGCGGCGCTTACCGCATCGCGGGCACCGATCACGTCGTCGGCGATAGGCGTCTCATCAACGGCCACGGGAGACGCAGCCTGCACATCGAGCGCAGGGGCGTCGACACGCTGACTCGGCGGCGGCATTGCGGCAGGCATTTCGGCTGCGTCGCGCAGGGCATTGGCAATGGCCACGTCCTGGAACAAATTCACGACCGCCGTCTGTAGGGCAGCGGCATCCGTTCCCGGCGGCGACGGGATAGCAGCAAGCGCGGGCACCGCACTTGCGCTATTGCGTACGTCCGCCACCGATCCCCCGAAGCTGGAGAAGCCTCGCGTGATCTCGCCCAACGCGCCGAGCAACATGCCCGAGAGATTCGCCGGAGCATTCATTACCGTGTCCAACAAACCACTGGCCGTGCCGAACAACGACGTGAAGGGGGACAAATATCCCTGCACCGCCCCGAAGATCCCAGAGACGCCCGAGGCAAGGGAATTCGCCTTGACGCGGGCCATATCCACTGCGCCCAACGCGGATTGGAATCGATCAAGTGCCGAACTCTCCACCGACTCCGCCGCCGCCTTCAACTGCTGCCCGGTGTTCGTTACGGGCTTGGGGTTTTCCAGCTTCCCCGAATCAACGAACACCAGCTCGAAGCGAACGACGCCGCCCTCGTCCATCCGATGCGACACGGAACACTCGTTCGTGGCCGTCACGGTCTTGCGTCCGTACCAGGGATGCACCAGCTCGCCGGGGCCAGGCTCATCAAGTGCCTTTAGCAGCGCGTCGCGCTCGTCAAAGCAATTGGCCCCGACAACGTACGCCGTGAAGCGGTAAGTGCGCGTGCGACGGCCCATATCTTCGACGTAGGGCTCGTCCTTCTTGGGGTACTCATGAATCTGGACGTCCCGGCCAACCGGCCCCGACTCGTCGTTGACCCGAAACGGCACGCCCCGGAACGACGCGGGTTGCATCTTCTCTTTCCAAGTCAATTGGTGTCTCCCAAGCTACGACGTCCAACGCGGCTCGTCACCGTCAATCCGGACTGGTTTGTCTTGGCATCGTCGACGCGGGTGCCGGGAGGAGCGTTATCGAACTTCACGGTAAGCTCACCATTCAGACGCGTGGCCCCCGCCGCTCCCCCGACAATCGATTGCTGCTGCCACGCCATTGCCCCTGCCAGACCTCGCCCGCCGCCGGTCGGTAGCGGCACGAGGCCGGACGCGTCCGGCGTCGCATTGCGAGCAGGCCCGCCGTCGAACAGCCCGCCGATCTTCTCGCCTACCCACTTCGTCGCGTCCATGATCGGCTCGACATATGGCCGAATGCGCTCCCACATCCGCTTGAACCAATCGACGATAGGCTCCCAGTTCGCGACGACCATGCCCAACGGCGAGTACGACCAGATCGTCTTAATCAGCTCCCACCCGGCCACGAAGTACGGCTGAATCTTTCCCCACATGTCCTTGAACCAGGGGGCGACAGAACTCCAGTTCGCGATCAGGAAGCCCGCACCAAGCGCGAGTGCCCGCACGGCGATACCGATGGGGGAGAGATTCGAGACGGCGAGGAAAAGCTTCGTTGCGACGGTTGCGCCCCACACTGCCAGACGCAGCGTCCCGAATCCGAGCGCGGCACCGAGCAGCCCCTTGACCAGCCAAGGGTTAGCGGCGGTCAGATTGGCAATCTGGTCCGTCACCGGCCCGATCACGCCGAGGAACGAATTGATCGACGGGAGCAGGATGTTGCCCATGCTCACGCCGAGGCCAACAACCCGGTTGGTGAACAACTGAATGTTGTTCGCCGTCGTCGCTGCTCGCGCGGCGTATTCCTGCTGCATCGACCCGCCGTACTGCTGCTCCTGCGCGACCTTCTCGAGATTGCCGCGCAGCAGTTCCATGTTGGTCAGCAACGGCGCGATTGCCTCGATGGACTCTTTGCCGAACAACTGCTGTAGAACAGACGCCTGCTTCGACTTGTCGACCTTCCCGACCGCCGTCAGGACGCGCAGCAACGTGCCTTGCGCGTCTTTCTGCATGCCGACCGCAAGTTGCTTTGCATCGAGCCGCAACGACTTGAATGCATTCTGTTGCTGCTTGGTAGCGGAGGAACCCGCCGTCAAGGCCAGCATGAAGTTTTTCATGCCGGTCGCGGCGACTTCCTCCTGAATGCCCATCCCGGCGAGCGTCGCACCCATCGCAGCGATCTGACCGGACGCCAACCCCGCGACCTGGCCGAGCGGGCCAATACGCGTCACGATGGACGAGATCTGCTTCGCCGTGGCGGGGCCGTTGTTGCCCAGATAGTTGATCTTGTCGGCCAGCTCGACGACCTGATCCTGTCCCATCTTGAACGACGTGCGCCACTTCGCCATCATCGTGCCGGACTCGTCGGCCGACTGGTCGAACGCGACGCCCATCTTTACAGCGTCTTCGGCAAAGCGGGCCAGCTCGCTTTTATCAAAGCCAGCCTGACCGCCTGCGGCGACGATGGCAGCGATGTCTTTTGCCGCCATCGGCAAGCGCCGTGACAGGTTCATCACGTCATCGCCCATCTGCTTGAACTGCTCAGGCGTGTCGAAGTTGACGACTTTCTTCACGTCGGCCATAGCCGATTCGAAGTCGATTGCCGCCTTCGCACCGAGCACGAACGGGGCCGCGATGGCCCCGCCCCTCATGATCTCGCCGAAAGAGATCTTGTCGCCAAGGCTCGACGTCTTGAGTTGCTTGCGAAACTGCGCAACGTTCTTGCGCATTCCCGCCAGCATTGGCGAGAGCTTGTCGACGCCGGAAATCAGCGCCTTGAGTTGGAACTTTTCAGCCATCGCTATCTCTCCGCGCCTGAATCTGACGCCATGCCTGCGCGTGCGCCTCGAAGACCACGCCGAGCGGCCGGTCCTTCACGACTTCAGGATCCAGCTGCCAGTAGCCCGCGACGTCATAGATCAGCGCCGTCAGCTCGTCGACGCTTCCGACGGCCCACCGTAAAAAAAACTGACCACCTGCAACGACAGGCGAGCGATAGCGGCCGGGGACAGCGCATCCACCTGATCCTTGTTCAGCCCTGCCAGAAGCTCGATGTAGCGCATCGCGGCGGCCGTGTTCACGTAGAACGTCTCCGCATCGACACTGACCATGTGCGGCATCTCGCCGACAGCCGACGTCTCCCGCCCCGTCACTTCGGCCAGCGTCGGCAGATCGTCGACGTCTCCGACGAACATGCCCATAACTGCATCGTTGACGGCCATGACGTCGGGGCCGGACAGCTTCGACAGCGACGACGGTGGGACTTCGGCACACACCGCGGCGTACTTCAGAATCGCGCGCGGGTCGGGAACGAACGCGCCGTCTTCGCCGCGCACGAGAAAGGGCAAACGCCGTACAGCACGGATCTCCGCGCCGGTCGGCTCACGCAACTCAAGCGTCGAAACGGTTTTGCCGTGCGCCGGGATAGGCTTCTTCAATCGGATCTCGATCACATCCATTCCCCTTTGACGCCGTTGAATTCGAGCGAGATCTTGCCGTCGTCGCCCGCCGATGCCGGTTCACCCACGAGGTACGCGCCGGACAAAACGTACGTCTTACCGTTGTTGAACTCGCACGTCACGGTCATGTTCTCGCCCTTCGCGAGCTTGTCGAGCGGAAAGCCCGGCGTGTGCACCGCGTCGACCTTGACATACGGCACGCGATCCTTTTCGGAGAAGAAGCCTGGAACGATGGTTTCACGCGTCTTCTCGGTGATCGGGGCTTCGCAGCCGCCCGTAACCGTGAGCGCAACGCCATCGGCCTTGACGTAGCAAGTGCCCGCAGTTTTCTGTCCCATCAAGAACTCCAAATGAAAGCGGCCCGGACGAAGCCGGGCCGCAGGGGTTACAGGAGAGCCGCGTTACGCTGCTTCCGGGTATTGCAGCCGGAACTGATTCACCAGCGCGAAGATGCGCAACTGGTTCACGTAGTCCGGCGGGAACAGCACATTCACGCGGTTCGGGTTGTTCGCGTCGCGCTCGACGATCAGGTACTTCGCGAACAGGTCGGCATTCTCGACGACGCCGTCACGCTCCATTTCGCGATAGACGGCGATCATCTCCGCACGAATCGTCTTCGGCGTGACGATGGCTACCCCATCACCGAAATTCGTGCCGTCGTCTGCCAGCTTGTAGCGTCCGAACTTGCTCGTGACGACGCTACGCAAACGACGCATCGAATAGCCGATCTGATGCATCGTCTCGCTGTCGAGATACGAATCGTCAGGCTGGCCGTAGGCGTTACGCTGATACGTCGTAATCGCACGCTCAATGCGCACGGAACCGCCCTCGTACGTCTGCGTCGCGATGCCGTTCGTCAACAGCGATTGCCGCTCGTTCAGGATGAAGCGTTGACCGGCCGGAGCAGGCTTGATGCCGTTCTGCTCTCCCGTCTGCGTCGGTCGACCGACGTCGGCACTCGTGAACACCGCCGTGCGGGCAGCAAACGATGCTGCCCACAGCCACACCGGATCTGGCGAGCCGGGCTCGAATCCCTCGATGCTGATGTGCTCATCGTTGCGCGCTCGACCGAACGGCACCAGTTCACCCATCGTCCCGCGCCGGGCGCTGTAAACGTGCCCGTACAACTGCTGCGCATACGACCAGCGGCCGATCGTGCCGCTCATCCAGTCTTTCAGACCGTCAAGCGTCGTAACGTCGGTGTACGGGTGCCCGATGAACTCGAACGGCTCGTCACCGACCTGCGCCAGAGTCGACACGATATCGGGCGTTCCTGCGCCGCCGGTCGGCTGCGTGATCTCGACCACCAGGCCGGCCGGCGTGCGCTCGTTCGCTGCGGCGCCCTGCTGATTGACACTCAGACGGACGTCGTTGCCAGTTTCCCCCTTCCAGCGGCACGCGAGCGTAACGGTCGCATCCGCAACCGTCGCCGTGACCGGCAAGCCGAATGCAGCATTCACCGCGCCCGACAGCGCCGTCGCCGTTTCCGCTGCGGTCTGGCCGATTGCGACGGCCACGCTGACACGGGTCGATCCGACGTAGGCGCTGACAAGTCCGGCCTCGGTCGCCGCGCCGGTAAACTTGATCGTTCCCTTCGCGATCTGACCGACCTCGACTTTTACGGGCACAACCCAGATCTCGCCCATTTGGTCGATCTGCCGCCACTTGGCATACATTGCCGAGAGCATGGAGCCATCGCCGCCCAGCGCCGTCGCTTCGGAAGTTCGCGACACCAGCGTCAACGCGCTCACCGGAAGATCGACGTCGTCGTTGACTTGGGCGATCAGCAGGCGACGCAACGTCTGCGCGCCGCTGTTCGCCATCGAGTTATCGACTTCGCCGTAGAACAACGGCACGCGCGCGTCATTTGGGATAGTAGGCATCGCGATGGTCATTGCGCTTCACCCTTTTGCTTGCCTGCGACCTTCGGCTGCTCGCGCGCCTCCAGATCGCCCGCGTTAATGGCCCGCAGCCAGTACGTCGTGCGCGGGACTGCCCGGCCACCGGCCGGAATGTCGTCGCCGCGCTCCGGGTCGGGCACGATACGCCCTTCCACCGGCACGACGAAAACGGTGCGTTGGTTCATCAGTTGAACTCCTCTTTCAGGATGACTTCGATACGCCCATCCGGGCCGGGATACTTCAGGTTCTTGTCGGCCGCCGGATCAATGGCATCGACGTTGACCGTGATGCCTTCCAACGGCGGAAGGCCGGCGAGGAACCAGTCGTGCCAGGTTTCCGGATTGCCGTCCGGGTCTGCCCCGCCCAGGTTGAACTCCATGCCGAAGCCGAACCGATACAGAATTCGCTCGCGGTTGAGCATCAGCAGACTGCCGCCCTGGTAGGTGACAGGGCCCCACTGGCTATAGGGAACCAACCCCACCAGGGCGCGCCACAGCTCGGCGCGAATTGAATGCAGTTCGTCGATACGCGATTGCCCGCGCGCGTCCTGCGTGGCAATCACCACCACCACGTCGAACTTCTCCGTGATCAGCTGCCGCACGGTGTTCTGCGTCTGGTTCTCGCCCGCATCGTCGTGCGTTGGCACCACATACGCCGCAGGCATGCTCATCAGTGCCGCGTCCCTCGCTGCTTCGAACTCGATTGCGGCTGCTACCCGGCCGGCAAATGTGGGGCAATGCTCCCGCAGGTGGAGCACGATAGGTGTGACCTTCATCGGATTCCCTATTTGATCTGAAGCGCCGACGCGAGCGCGGTGCGCAGAATTGCCTCTACATTCGCGGCTTCGGCCTGAAGCGCGTCGACCATGTAGTTGCCCCGCGGCTCGACACGCATGCCATCGCCATCGCGCCGCTTCACTCCATAGTGCAGATATACCGGGTAGTACCACCGCCCGATCGCGGCGGTCTTCTCTGGCCGGACGCGGACAAGGAAGCCCGAGCGGCTAACCTTGGTCCCAATGCTGTCTCGCAACGCACCCGTACGAACAACCGGGTAACGCGCCGCCGCACCGCCCGCAGACAAATTCGCCTTTGCTCGACGCTGAACGAGGCGACCAATAATTCGCATCGCCTTACGCACTTCCTTCTTGTCAAAGTCGAGCCGCCTATCGAACCCCTCATATCCGTCGATATGCAGATAGAAAGCGGTGTCATTCGCCATTGCTCACCTCGCTCTCATCGTCAACTCGCCGCTGCTCCTCGACTTCGAGCAGCGTTTCGCGCTTGTCATGCTCGTGCTTTGCTCGTCGAACTCTGTACACCCAGCCGTTCCAAACGACCTCGTACTTCGTCGTAATCCTCGAGAAGAGTCGCATTCGCATGCGGTGCGTAACGCGTTCATCCGACTGGACGGACGCGGCATACGCAACAGCGCCGACCGGCCGCACCTCGGCCCAGCGCTTCACCTCATCGGAATAGCCCGCAGTTAGGCCAGCATCCAGCGCCGGCGAGTCCGTCCGCACCCTCAGCGCGATGCGAGCGTTCATCCGTCCCGGCTTTGCGCTCATAAGGTCACCGCCCTGTATCGGTCGATCAATCCAGCCGCGAATCGGCCGGGAAGTGCAAACGTCTGGTCTGCGGTGGCAATCTCACGCTGTTCATAGAGCGTGCCGAGTACCAGCTTCATCCATGCTTTGCACGAGTCGGGAACACCGGCCACCTCGTCAAAAGCGCCGCACTTGAATTTGATCGTTACCTGCTCGCCCCGCGGCCATGACGTGCGCGGCACGACGTAAGATCGCTGCAGCAGCCGAACGCTCGACAGGTCAAGCGCCTGCTGCTGGCCATCCGCATCGACATAGCCCACTTCGACCAATGCCGTCACGTCGTTCCATAGCAAGATGCGCCCGGAGGGAAACTCGTCAATCGCGACACGGCACGTCTGAGCAAGCAACGGACGATTGAGCTCATGCTCGAGCAACTCGCGTGCAGCGACGATGGCCCCCTCGATCAGCTCGTCCTCGTCATCGTCATCGACTCGCAGATGCGCCTTCGCTTCAACCAGATTGAGCGGCTCAGCCGCCGGTCGCTCGATGGTGACCGGCCGCCCCACGCCAACCGTCGAAGGGAAAAAAATCTTGTTCGGCATCTCGGCCTCGATGGTGAACGGGGCGCATCACAACTGGAGCGCCCTGTCGTTTCAGCGGATTTAGCCGGCAACCGGCCCCATCTTCAGCGTCTTGACGGCGCCGCCGACGTCGATCAGATTCCCGCCCTGGCGGTTGAACGCAACGAAACCCACCTGCCCGTTCAGCGTGAACGCCGAGTCGGTCATGCGGAAAATCGTCAGGTCCATCACCTCGCGAATGAAGTAACTGCCAAAATCGCCGAACGCGATCGGCAGTGCATCAGGCGCAACGTCCGGCATTTCCTGCACGATGTGAATCGGTCGGTTGAGCAGCCGATCCGGTGCACCACCCGGGTTACCTTGCTCATAGCCCGGCACGAAGATGGGACGCTTGTTCTCGTCTTTGATCTTCCGTACGTCGCGCAGCGTCTTGTCGTTCAACATCCAGCCCACATTGGGACGGGCCCGGTACACGGGATCGACACTGTGCTCGAGGTCGATCAGCGCGTCATAGTCGATGCTCGCGCCGGCGACGAGCGTCTCACCGACCTGGGCCGCTGTGATCAGTCCCATCGGTTGCTTGTTGCCAGAGCCAACCATGAAGTGTCGCGACGTGATACGGCCAATGCGCATTGCCAGCAGCGCCTGAATGTACGCATCGATGTCGAACATGCCGTCCTGGATCAACTCGAACGGAATCGCGATCGACTTCGACGAGTACTTGTACACCTCGAGCGACAGGTTCTCGAAGGACGTGTCCGCCTTGTTCACGGGTCCGTTCTGACCGACGATCTCGCCCTCTTCCGCCGTGGCATCGGCTGCCGGAAAGTTCATCGCGGCGCCGGTCCCCGTGCGAATCGTGCGAGCGACCTGACGGATGCCGCCGTACAGCTTCATCGCCTCGGTCAGTTGGCGGTAGTACTCAGTCGCCACCGTGTAGCCCCCCTCGCTGCCAGTCGTCGTCGACATCGCCGCGCGGATATCCGGGGTCTGACGCTCACGAAGCGACGCCAGATCCTCCTGACTCAAGGCATTCAGACCGCCCATCAGGTACGCACGCACACCTGCCGTGCTCTCGCTGTGCGCGCCCGGCGTGCGCGTTACGGCATTGCGCAGGCCATCGGTGTCTCCATTCAGAGCGTCCGCAGCCAAGCGCGCCATCAGACCTTCGTGACGCTGAATCTCCGCCGAGATCGTGTCGATCTCGCGCATACCGTCGTCGTAGGCCGTCTGCTGGACGTCGGTCCACTTCTCGCCCGGGTGATTCTCGAGCAGGTTGTTCAAGTTCTTGGCGAGCGCGTCGCGACGCTCCCGCAGTGCCTGAATGCTTTTCATAGGTTCTCCAATGTAGGAAATAAAAAAGCCGCTCCGAAGAGCGGCTTCAAGACACGACGCGGGAAGGCGTCAAGTTCGCTGCGCAAGATCGAGCCGACGGCGCATCGCTGCGAGATCCGGGACCGGCTTGACGACGTCGCGAGGCTGATCCACGCGCCGGGCTTCGGGCGATGGAGTCGGTGTCGGCGCGCGGTCGCTCTGCGCTTCGCGCTGCGGAGAGGCCGGCGGGGCGTTGCTGTACGCCGCGAGGTTCCACGCCGCCGCGTTCGCAGCCGGCGCATCACCCGCGATACGATCGGCAAAGCCCTTTTCCACAGCCTCATCGGCGGAAAACCACGTTTCCGCGGCCATCCATGCCAGGACGTCGGATTCATCTTGCCCGGTCTCCTTTGCGTAGGTTCGGACCAGCGTCGCGTCCACCGCGTCGAGCAAGCCCGCCATTTCCTTCAATTCATCGGCGTTACCCATCGCAAGCGCCCACCCCTTGTGGATCATCACGAATGCGCCCTCGCTGATCTCGACTTCGTCGGCGGCCAACATCACGAAGCTCGCCGCGCTCGCGGCAACTCCATCGATGTGCGCGATCACTTTGGCCGAGTGGCCGCGGATTGCGGTTTCCATCGCCCGTGCCGCAAACACGTCGCCGCCAGGACAATTGATACGCAGATGGATCACGTCGGCGGTAATCTCGGCCAAGGCACGCACAAAGGACTGCGCTGAGATACCGCCCCACCAATCGTCAGTCACGATGGCGTCATACAGATAGACAGTGACCTCACTCGCTCCGGCCTGAGCTTGCACGCGAAGCCCCTCCCGCCGCCCGCGGTTGTCATTCAGCAGTTGCAGGATTCGGTTTTGCGCCATCGTTGGTTCCCTTGAAAAGTGTGTCGCCGTCTTGGTGGACCGGCAGATTGACCTTGCGACGCGCCTCGTTCACCGTCATGAACCCCGGTTCGCCTGGCCGGCCGATGGCGACGCGCAACGAGTCATAGAGCGACTTCAGGTCGCCGCGCTCGAGCGACGTTACGTCATGCTGCACAGTACGCGTCGCATTGCGCACCACTTTGCGGTTCAGCTCCTGGGCAATCTTCACCATGTGGCGCTGCAGCGTGTACTTGACGAAATTGATCCCGAACTGCTCGACGCTCGATCCCAGCGTCGTGGTCTTCTCAGGCCGGCCGATCAGATAAGGCATGACGCCGAAGATGCCGCAGATGTCGTAGTCGGTTTGCTGGCGAGCCTCGAGCAGCTTCGCGTCCGCCACGGTCATGCTGATTTCCTTGACCTCCATCCCTCCGCCGAGAATGATCGGAGCCGTGCTATTGCTGAGGCCCGAGTAGCGCTCAATCCACTGCTTACGGAGCATGAGGACGGTTTGCTCGTCGACCTTCTGGTCCGTCTTGAGCACCAGATCGGGACGGAGCCCGTCAGTAGTCAATGCATCGAAGAGCTCCCCAGTCGCGTCAGCCAGCGCAACAGGATTTCGCAGCGCGTAGCGGATTTGCGACATCCCACGCCGGCCGTCGAAGCCAGGGCCGGGCACGTGGAGCATGTCGTCCTGGTCAATGACTTCTACCGTCCCCGTCGCCTGATTCCACAGCGTGTACGTCAGGCGATCGCCGACTATGTCCGGAAATACCGCCAGCGGGTGATACGGCTCGAACGCAGCGATTCGCGATGACATACGCGAAGCCCGGCGAATGCGCAGAAACATGTCGCCGTGCAGCAGCAGCGATTGCATGCCGAACTCCCATCCGACGCCAGCCGCCCAGCGGGTGTGCATTTCCTCGTTCAGCAGGTACCAAAATTCCGACTTGACCGGAAGCAGATCAAGACCATTCGACTCGAATTCCTCGATCTTGGTCGCCGCGATCGCACCGCCGATAAGCGAAACGCACGCATATACGGTGGCCGCACTCATGGCCGTGCGCTCAGTCACCGCACGGCCCCGACCGACGCCACCGGTCAACCAGCCGTATGCCTCCGTGCCGGACGTGATCTCACTCACCGGCACCGGCTGCGACTGCCCCTGCGCTTGGGCGCGCTGCGCCTGACGCTGAGCATTCCAGTTGCGCAGGATCGTCGATCCGGTGCGATCAGCGTCACCCTGATTGTTCAGACGTTGCGTCATAGGATGTAAATCTTCGGTTCGGGATCGGGCTCATGCATTAGCGCACGCGACATTGCCATGCATGTCGCCACGATCGGATCAATGCGGCCACCCGACGTTTTCTTGTTCGGTCGGATGTTCTCGTTGGTGTCGATAAGCAACGTCACGTTGCTGGCACACCAGCGCAAGACTGGATTTCCACCGTGCTGGAGCCGCGCGCCATACACGAGCCGCTCGAGCAACTTCGAGCCCGGAGACAGACCGCCCATGTTCTGGGCCAGTTGCACCATCGGCACGTCTTTCTCCAGCAACTCATTAACGATGTGAGTTGCATTCCAGGGGTCGAAGGCAATGTCCTGCACGTCGTACAGGTCGCATGCGGCAATCACCGCATCACGAACCGAGCCGTAATCGGCAACTGAACCCTCGGTCACGGTCAGCCAACCGGCCTCGGCCCATTTCGCGTACGGCGCCGCGTCGCTCGCGGACTGCTCGTCGACCTTGCGCTGTGGCGCGAAAATTCGTGCCACCACGTACCAATCTCCCTCCGCATCCGGATCGTCGGCCAGCTCGCCGCGAAATCCCTCTGGCGGAAACACCAGCACGAACGCACACAAATCTTGAGTGCTGGCCAGGTCCAAACCGCCGAAGCACCGCCGGCCCGCCAGTTGACGCGCATCGAATGCCGTTGCCCCTCGATCCCACACCGAGATATCGAACCAGCTCAGCGCCGAGTTCACCCACACGTTCAGGTCTTTCGTCAGGAAATTCGCCTTTGCGCTCGGCAACTCGGCGGCCTTCGCTGCTTGCGAGACCATGTACTCTCGCGTTTTCGCACTGCCCAAACTCGGATTTGCCTTCGGCCAAACCGCAGGATCGAACGGATCGTCCTGGGGGTCGAGGGTGTAGATGTAACCGAAGAAGCTGTCGTCCTGCTTTTTGCCAGTCAGGATCAGCGCCAGGTAGCCGCGAATCTCCGTGCAGATCCCGTCGAGGATGTACCCCGCCGTCGTGATTGCCGAGATGAGCGGTTGCCGTCGAGCACCAAGCGCCGACTCCATCACATCCCAGACTTCGCGCGTAGGGTGCGCATGCAGCTCATCGACGATACAGGCGTACGGATTCAGACCATCAAGCGACTCGGCGTTCGCCGGCAACGGCTTGAACACTCCACTGCCGAGCAGGATTCGCTCCTGGTTGGCGCCGTCGTACAGCTTGACCGATTTGGCAAGTCGCTTTGAGCGGCGCAGTCGGCGCTTGTAATTGTCGAGCGCCGGCTTGAACACGCTCATGGCCTGCTCGCGAGTGGTGGCGATCGTGTACACCTCGGGCCCGATTTCGCCGTCCATCAGGAAAAGGTAATCGGCGATCGCCGCCTTCCATGTCGACTTACCGTTCTTGCGCGCGACCTCCTCATAGCCCGTTCGAAACCGCCGAAACATCGTTGCCGCGCGGCGCCAGCCGAACAACACCGCCGTCCAAAAGCGCTGCCACGGATCAAGCACCAACGGCGTGCCGGCCTTCGCACCTTTGATATGGTGAAACTGCGTCTCGATCCAGTCGATGCAATGGCGCGCGTGCGGCGAGCTGAACACCAAACCCCGCGACGGGCCATAGGCCAGATCTTCGTAGTGTCGGAGCACCGCAAGAAATACAAACTCGCATTCGAGCACCTCGCCCCGAAGCACCGGCAGGCCGTACAGCAGATCCCAGTCTTCGAGACGTGCGGGCGTCAAGCGGGCAAGGCGCTCGGGTGCGAGCGAGCATGCTCCACCAGCTGATCGAACAAATCGTCCTGCGGATTCGGATCGCCCATCTTCGTCTGCGCCACCAACATCGACGGCAGTGTCAGACAAGCTTCCGGCAAACATTTGAGCAATCCTTCCTTGAGGCTTTTCGCCGCGTAGTACAGCTGGTGCGGCTGCGTATGACCGTTCGGCGTTACGACCATGAACGATCCGTGATTGATCTTTTCGAAGTCGCGCAATTGAAGTTCAGCCTTCACCCACCTGACGAAGTCGACACATACGATCGCCAACACGATGCCGGCGGTTCGATGTGGCACGCCCTCCTCTCTGAGTGCGACGCACAGGTAATCCCACACCTTCCGGTGAGCGGACTCGAAATGCACCCCCGGCGGCGGCGGCGGCGACACGATTTGCTTCCCAACCGGGACCGGGCCCTGCTGGACAGGTGCGCCCGGAGACACCGGCGTATTCGGTTCATTCGGAGCCATAGAGCGTCCTCTGTTCACGAGCCGACAAAAACTTCATCTCGCTTCATCTGATCGGCTCTATCGGGCGGCGTGTTTAACCCCCCCCTCTCTGAAAAATGCGTCGAGAAAAAATCGAGCTGGGCGTACGGTCCCGGCGGCGTTCGCCCTCGGAAAAATGTACCCCCCCCTGCCCGCGCGGCCATCGCTGCTCAAAAATTCAGCATCTAAGCGCACCCGCGATCTCATCGCCGAATCTGCCGCGCTCGTGCACTTTCGTCGGCAGTTTTCGCCGCGTGACACGTCGGGCAGATCGACTGCAAGTTCGACTCGTCATCCGTGCCGCCTTCCGCTTTCGCAACAATATGATCGACGTGCCGTGCAGCGGTGACGCGACCGACCTTTCGACACGGCTGGCACAGGCCGTTGTCGCGTTCGAGAATTCGAGCACGCAGCCTTACCCACTTGGCGCCATAACCTCGGGCATGACGCGAGCCGCGGTTCGGATCTCGCTGCCACCCCGACGCCTCTTTGGCGTGCTGCGCGCAGTAGCCAGGCACTGGAACCAGACAACGGCAGCCAACGTGCCGGCACTTCGACGGAGCTTGACGGGGCATAACAATCACCCTCGGACGAACGCCCTACCACGCGGAAGCGAATCGCGGGAACCCTCGGCGGAAAACAAAAAGCCCGCGAGGCGCGAACCTAGCGGGCGATGACTGCGACAGCTTCGACTCATTCATTCTGGAGACGCAGGCTTCGCAAAGCGTAGCTGAAATGTACGAGTATCCGCGCCTGTTTTCAAGGGTCCGAGGGGTAGCTGTTCTGGAAGCTCATGATTTGAAAAAGGAAATCGACGTCAATTCGCGCGCAGTTTTTGGCGATTTCTAAGCGCGAGCCATGGGTTTAAGTACAGCGGCATGCGTTGGCACAGCCGCTCTTGGGTTCTCGATGCAGTACTGAACGCCGTTATGCAACATCTGCCGCAGCTTTCGGTAATGGCCCTCGCTGACCCGGGCTCGCTTTGCGGCGTCCGACATCGTCAATGCCCATACGTACTCAAGCAGCGCGATATCCTGCAACTGGCGCGATTGCTTGCGCACGGCATCGTCGGTCTGTGAGCACTCAAGCTCTTGCACAGGGACATAGACCGGCGGCATGGCCCGATCGCTGGGGTCGATCGTCAGGCTGCTGCTGCCATATCCCATGCGCCCCTGCATCTCGACCCACCTGCCCCACGAAATGAGACGTTCCCGCACACGCTCGTGTGGATCTCGCCGCCCACCGCGCTCACGCGGCAATGCCAATCTACTCATGCTCCCTCCTCGTTATCGACCGCTTCCCGGTAATGATCCAGACACCACCAATGCCCGCCGTGCTTCATCGCGCCACGCCGGGCGCACCGCTCACCTGCCGCGCCAACGTGGCAACACCCTCCGTCGGCATGGCCAGTTGAAGGCGGCGCCGCCACCTTCCCCGGCGCCACTACTGCTGACGCCTCACGGCGAATCACCAGTTGGTCCCACTGAGCGCGGAGCTTCGCAGGCGAAAGAATGTTGTTCCGCCAAAAGGCATCGCGGTTCGCCCAATCGAAGAGCGCAGCGATTTCCCGCCTTGAGCGCCGGTCTCGCTCGCGCATCAGGCGCACGTCTCGCGACCACGAGTGCATATCGGGCTGGCGGTGCGTCGGATGCATGCCGAGAATGCGCGCGAAGATCCACTCCGCCAGCCGCAGATCCTCCGCCGCGTCGTCAACGACCATTCCCCCACCAAACGAAAGGTCATTTCTCGTCCCATCGCAAGATGGGACAAGAGAGGTTTTATTACTAATCTCTGTTAGTGGAGTATTAGTGTCCGTGCCACGGACCTGATCCCCCCCGAAATCCCCCCAGGCACGCCGGCGCTCAAATCGTCAAGTCCGTCAGACGGACCTTGCTCCGAATCATGTCCGTGGCACGGACCTACCCCGTTCGAGCGGCCTTTAGAATCAATTGCTTGCGAAGAGCCACGTCCGTGCGGCGGACGTTGTAACAAGCCAGCCACCTCGGAGATATGCACGCGTACCACTCCATCGGGTACAGCCAAACGGTAGTGATTCTGCGCCCACTGCTCACCGGGCTGCCTTCGTCGCCACTTCTCTAGCCAGCCCGCTTTGACGGCGGCATCGAGGTACTTGCACACTGAGCTGCGCGACAATCCGGTTTCCTCGACCAGACGCTCGATCGACGGCCACGCAATCTCGTCGGCGACGTTCATGTAGCAGCCGATCGTATGCAGAATCAGGCGCGAGTGCGGGTGCAAGTCGCTTTTCATCATCGCCTTGCGCCAGTTAAAGAAGTTCGGCAAAGCCGTCATAGATAACCTCGTTACGTTGAGCCTTGCGGCCCACTCGAGAAATCCTCGAATCTCGTTACGTCACCGCGCCAAGCCAAACGGATCGTGGCGCGCGCGCCATTGCGCTGCTTCTCAACGATCAGTTCTGCGCTCCCCTTGTCCATCGAATCGGGGTTATAGACCTCATCGCGATACAAAAACCAGATCTGGTCTGCATCCTGCTCGATGGCGCCGCAGTCTTTGATATCGGACATCACGGGCCGCTTGTTGGTGCGCTTTTCAACTTCGCGATTCACCTGAGCAAGGGCGATCACGGGAACCCGCTCGTCCATCGCGAGTTTCTTCAATGCCCGAGAAACCTGCGCAAGGTCAGCCGCGCGGTTCGCCGTCGGCGACTCGATGTCCATCAGCTGCAGGTAGTCCACGATGATCAACCCGAGTTGCTTCTCGCCGACCATCCGCTTCAGCTTCCGCACAGCGGCGCGCAGTGAAGTTGGCGTAACAGTTGATTCCTGCTTGACGTAGATTGGGATGTCATTCAGATGCATTGCGCCATGCGTCAGGCGGGGCCAATCCTCGTCACGCATTCGCCCCGCCCGAAGGCGGTTTTGACTGAGCTTCGACGCCGATGCAAGTAAGCGCATCGCCAGCGCGAAGCCACCCATCTCCATCGAAGCAACGGCCACGGCCCGGCCGATGGAGGTGGCCACGTATTCCGCGATGTTCATCGAAAGCGCCGTCTTTCCCATCGCCGGCCGAGCACCGATCACAATGAAGTCCGTGTCCATCAATCCGGACGTCAGCTCATCCAACGCAGTGAAGCCCGTCGCGAGCCCAACGATCCCAGACTTGTCTTCCCGGTGATACATGTCATCAACGTGCTGCACTACCTCGGCCAGGTATGGCGTGATTGGTCGAAAACCTTCGTTCGCGCGCTGTGCATCGTCGGTCAGTGACAGTAGCTCGGCCTGCGCCTGGTCGATGACATCGGCGGCCTCGCGCCCGCCTGTTTTGTAAGCCATCTCCAGGGCCTTGCTGGCCGATCGCGCCAATCCGCGCAGCATCGCCCGATCGCGCACGATCTCGGCATATCGGACGATGTTGGCTGCGCTAGGCGTGTTTGATGCTAATTCGTTCAGATAAGCAAGCGGTCGCTCGATCTTGACGCCGGTGTCCTGCAACCGCTGAAACACCGTGATCACGTCGGCGTGCTTGCCAATGGAAAGTAGCGCCTCGATCGCCCGATAAATCGCGGCGTGCTCCGAGATGTAAAAGTCGTTTGCTGAGATGGTGTCGCAGATGCGGTCATATGCCTCGTTGTCGAGCAGTAGCGCACCAATTACGGATTGTTCAGCCTCTTGGGCAAAGATCGGCCTTTTCGCGGCGACGGGATCGCGCGTTCCCATTGATTCCCCCGGTGATTAAGCGCGATTCAACGCGCCGCAAAGTGTTCAAGGTCGGCAATCACGGCGTCGATGTCAGCCCGGCCGTCGTAGACCCCGACGAGATGGCCGTGCACCGTCGAGCGCCGCAGTTCGCAAGCACAGCGTGCCGTCGACGTGCGCAGCGCAACCGCTTCGCCCTTCACGACAAACACCGCGAACGGCTCGCGGGCACGGTAGAGGACGTTCTCGATCGCATGCACCGCGCGCTGCATGGCCCGCTTTCCTAGCGTGGGCTTCGGCATCAGTCCCCCGAACAGCAATTCGGTCGACCGGAAGCAGTCATATCGCTCTGGTGCCGGGCCGTCACATTCGCGCGCCACAGTGAAACCGCATGGAGGCACTCTTGAAACAGCTTCTCGATCTCGCCGTGCTCGCTGCAGTCGATCACGCCATCGTTGCGAATCGACTCGCTAACCTTTTCAGCCACAGCTCCAATCCGGCCGATTGCATCGCCGAGCGCAGTTGCAAGTTGCCCTTGATCACCAGCTTCCTCGATAACCGGCATCTGGATAGCGACGCGCCCCAAACGCCATTCCGCCGCGTCGATCGCCAGCGTGGCCTCGCGCACTCGAGCAGCAGTGCAAAGCTCAGTGATCTCTGTCGCCTCCTCGAAAGTCACGTGATGCGTGTCGATATCGGGACGAAGCTTGTTTCGCAGCACATTGACCGACTTCCCCATGCGCTGCGCGAGCGCCTCGACCCCTCCCGGGTAAGCGCGCGCTATCAAGTACAGGGCATCATGCTGATTGATTTCGTTGTAACGACGGGTCACGGTTAACGCTCCTCATTTTTGCCGTGTTTACTTTTGGGGTGCGCCGATACCATTGCTTCAGCCAACACCAATGGAACCGACATGCATCGAAAGCCGAAATATCTGCGACGCCTCTCTCCGGTAGAGCGCGCACGCATCAAGCGCTTCACGCGCGCTCGACCGGGCGGCCGCGCGGCACGTGGGCGAGTTCGGGCCACAGCTCGGACCAATCCTCCGGACGAAGGTCAACCCGCGTGACTTCGCGCGATGACTCTCGCTCTATCGCCACGCACAGGGCCGCCCCCAACGCTTGGCGGGCGCTAAGGGCCTTTCGGAGATACCCGACGGAAGTGCGGCAGGCCGCGCAAAACTGTGCTTGCTCGGCTGCAGAGAGGGAATTTAGGTAAGCGCGCAGTTTGTCCATGCGCCGAATAATTACTGTTTAGTAATTTTCTGTCAATACCATTCAGTGATTCACCTTATGGTAATCGTCCCCGATAATCGCGCGATGGACATTCAAGCGACCCGCAGACAACGTCTCCGCCAGCTCATCGACGAGCAATACGGGGGTGTTCAGGCAAAGTTCTTAGACGCCACTGGCATGAACCAGGGGGAGCTATCCTCTTTGTTGCGCGACAAATCGTTCGGTGAACGAAAGGCCCGAAAGATCGAAGCACTTGCGGGAATCACGACCGGATGGTTAGACTCTTCCCCATCGAACGAGAAAACAAACGAAAGCGGCCCGGGCCATCCGGTGCCCCTCACGTACGCCGTCGATCTCACTAAGTTCCGCGAGATCCCTGTTATTGGCAAGGCGCAAGGGGGGCTCCCTGACCGCATTTGGACAGATGGGGACTATCCAGTTGGGGTAACTGATCAATACGGCATTCTCGCCAGCACCGACCCGCACGCGTTCTTGGTTCCGGTGGTGCAAGACTCGATGGCGCCACGGTACAACCCAGGAGAGTTCGCTCTGATTGAGCCAGGCACTGAACCTGACCTTGAGGACTGCGTCTTGGTTCGGCTCAGGTCCGGTGAGACCATGCTAAAGAGACTGCTATCGCGTAGAGATGGAATCTTGCGCTTCGGAAGCTACAATCGCCCCGAAACGCTCACGTACCGCGATGACGAAGTCGTCTGGATGTACTACGCGGCGCACCCGGTCCCCGCCCGCAAGATCAAGACCAGGATGTAACCTCCCGCGGCCCGCTCGGGCCGCGAAGCCTTGCCTTTCCCTGCCAAGAGCACCAACCCCGCAGAATTACTAAAATCTAATGGTAAAAATTACTATTAGGTAAATTCAATCTAGAACATTACCTTTTGGTATTGTTATAAAAATTACCTCAAAGTAATATTCCTCCAACTCGTACCACTACCTGAGTTGGAGGATCGAATTGGAACTGCACCCTTACTCTGCTGCATACATTCCTGCCGGCACAGCTCACATTGGGGCTGAACCGGCCACAGAGATCGTCCACGCCGCGAACGCGCTGCATGCGCAAGAGTTGGTTGGCGCCCGGCACCCTGCCGCGACAGTTGTGGACATTGCTCGCATCGAAGGCTGACCGACGATGCGCGCCATTCTCTCTCGTCTTGAGGCCATCCATCCCGACATCCCACTCTGGATCGGCGCGGTCTTCTTCACCGTCATCGCGCCCGGCCTCGCCGGTTACGCTGCGCCTCCAATCGAGTTCCTGGCGGGGCTGGTCAAATGAAGTGCCGCGACCCGCTCATCGTCAGCAACGCCATCGCAGGGCCATTCCGCCCACGTCGCGCGGGAGTGCTTCGTCGCGTCTTGCGCTGGCTCGCGGAGGTCTGATATGGACAGGGCCGCGAAATTCTCCCGCGACGAGTTGATGCGCACGTGCGCGCTGTATCGAGTCACTACGCCACTCGAACACGCCGGGCAGCATCTGCTGGCGACTCTCGTGATCCTGACCCGAATCCGCATTGAGCGCGAGCAACGCCCGCGCGCCCTCCATCACGTCGACCTCAAGCGCCGCGCCGCCGGCGATTTCGACGAATAACACATCAAGCACATGACTACGCAGCCCGCCATAAAGGACGGTCGCGCCCGCGATCGCGCAACGACAACCCAAACGCAGGTTCGGCCAATGTACGGCACCCCATACTCCCGCTACATCGTCAGCGCCGGCGGTGTGATCGTGCTCGATACGATCAGCGCACCAAGTGCCTACGACCGCGAATGCGCGGTCCGCGCCCACGCCATGGCTGAAAAGGCCAGCGCCCCGCGCGGGCGCCGCCGACCACGAGTGTTGAATGGTGCTGCCCGCGCGGCGCGAGGTGCCGCATGAGCGCGCTTTTGCTTCAGATCTATATCTTCATCACGTCCATTTCGGCCGTGTACTTCCTCACCAGTAAGCCAGCGCACGCGCGATGGGGCTCGCTCATCGCTTGTGCGGACAACCAGCCTGGCTCTACGTCACCGCCAAGGGAGAAACGTGGGGCGTGTTCGCCGTCAGCGTCTGGTTCTTCTTTTGCTATTACCGCGGCGTCGCTCGCGGCTTCTTTCCCCTTCACAAGCAGTAATCGCCCACGGAGACTCTCATGTTCACCGAATTGCACGCGCTCGCGCAGCGCACCTGCCTGACCATCGCAGTGACCGCCGAAGGCGAGCATCTGCGTGTGCACATCCAGCCCACACCCAAAAAGGAGGGCGCGCCCGTGCACCCGCTTTCGTTGATCGGCACGCCGGAAGAGCTTGACGAGCAGTTCCCGGAAGCCGTGGCGATCTACGAGCCGGGCGCGCTTTCGTTGCTCGACCAGGCTCGCGCCGCCGCGAATGTCAATGCGAAGGGTAATGACGCCGAGACGCCTGCCGCCACCAACAAGCCCAAGGGCACGCGCGGCCCGAAAAAGCGCCCTCCAGCAAACGACGCGCCGTCCACGGACAACGGCCAGCAAGGCGCCGCACAGACCAACACGACTGCCGAAGAACCTGGCCAGAGCGCATCGCCCTCCGCCGCAACGCCGAACGTCACTGACGACTCGGACGACGACCTGCCGAGTAACGCGCCGCTCGACTTGATGTAACAGCCACTCACCGAGGAGATTTCCGCCATGAAAACCGAAGCGCTCCAACGAGAGTTTCGCTACAACAGCGTCAAACTCGCCGATCCGGCCCCCGCCTTCACCGTGCAACAGGTCCGCGACTTTTATGCGAACACGTATCCGGAGATCGTCAACGCAGATATCGAAGGGCCCGAGATGGCCGGCAGCAAGCAGGTCTACACGTTCCGCCGAGCCGTCGGTACCAAGGGCTGCGTTCCCATCAGCGTCAAGGCTGCTCGCCTGATGTCACTCGCCGAAATGGGAGACGTCCCCGCGCGTGAACATTCTTTCATCGGCAAGCTGAATCGCGCGCTCAACAGCGGACAGGTTGTTGCGATCCCCGACCGCGAGTTGCGTCGTATCCACCGCCTTTACGATGAGCATGCAGGGGAGAAGGCATGACGCTCGCCCAACTTCACGCTGCCATTCGTGCCGGATCACTGTCACCAGTCGCTGGAGTCCAGGCACCCGCCGAACACGTCAACACCCCGCTCGCAAGGCGCGTCGAGGAGGTGATCCGTCGATCGGCACTTGCCGACCAACGGCGTCCGACGCCGGTCGCGGAAAACGTGGGGCTATTGCCATGAACACCTTGTCGATTCCGCGCGCGAACGCCATCGCGCCCTCGTACCACCTCGCGGCTGACTCTGATTACACCACCAAGATCGCGACGACGCTTCTCGATGCCGGGCTGATCGGAGACGAATGCGTGCGCGGAACGAGCCCGCGCTCCTTCGCGGAAGTCTGCCGCCGCGCGATCGCCGCCCGTTGGACTGAGGTCACGGCTGGCTTGCGCACATTCAACTGGCATCTCCATGTGCTGCCTGGAACCGAGGTGTACTCCGACGAATCGTTTGCATTCGTTTGCGTGCTTCGCCCAGAGACCTATGATCAGTGGCCAGTGCTCGAAATCGGACCGCGCATCATGCAGCTTGAGTCGACGAGGCCCGGTCTTGGCCAAACGGTTCTCGCGCTTTTGTATGACGCGTTCGACAGTCTGCCCAACGTGTTTACGCCGCGCACAGCTCTTTGGACCGCCGAGTACGTGCATTGGCACGGCGAGCGTGACGAAGCTTACGCAATCGAAGAATTGCTCGGATGGATGACGCCCGAGGAAGCACAGGGCGCGACGATCGACGTCTTCCGGCGCGCGGATTTCTTCTGCGGCCTGCCGGAATGGGCCGCGCTACCCGAACGCGTTCTGACCGTTCGCGACATCGAGGAAGCTGCCCGGAGCGACGAGTTCGCTGCCTCCGTCGTCGCGGCATGCGACGCAATTAGCGATCTCGCAATGCACGATGGGCCTCTCCCGTCCATGGCGCACGACGCCCCCTGCGAACTGATCGGGGTATCGGCATTTGTTCGGTGGCACGAGGACGACGCCGTACTTCGACTGTGGGACGACTACGCGAACCTTTCTGTGCAAGGCGAACACCTTGAAGCCTGCGCCGCCGTTGGTTTCGACATTCGCGGCACAGGCATTGCAGACTGGATCGGTGCTTTGCCGCAACTCGGCGAGCTCGCCCGCCGTGTTGAGGTGTTGCTCGATCTCGTCGGGGAGCGCCGAACATGAGCCCCGTGACCATTCAATCGAACCGCGACGCCGTGCTCGTGCCGCGTAGTGCACTAGTCATGTATCGAGACGACGGAAGCGCGCACGCCTTCGCCACATGCCACCCGATTCACTTCATCGGAGATGTGCCGCATCTAGGCCCTGGCACCGCGTTGAATCACGATCATCTCGCAGACTTCGCCGCGGTGGCGCAGAAGCAAGCCGCCTATGCCGGGTTCGTTCCGGAACGATTGATCTACACGCAGCCCAACCTGATCGCGTGGTGGCGCCCGGCGGGAAAGCGTCACGTCTGGTTCTCCACGGGGGACGCGATTGGCCAGCGTGCTGGCGCGACTGAGCATCCGCCGCTCGTGTTCGTCGCCTCGCATCGCGGCTGGCATGTCTTCGCCCTCCGCACGAATACCCGGCCCACGCCGGAAAGCGCGCTATTCAACGCGCCCTATTACAACGTTTGGCAGGACGGCAGGATCTGCGCTGGCAACGCGCAAACACCCAAGTCAGCCACGCCCGACTCGATCAAAGGATTCGAGGACGCGTTCTTCCGAAGCCGATTCACGCACCCCAACCAACCAAGACTGATCAAGCGCAAGGGCGGCGCGACACAACTCTGGCTCGACCTGCTCGACGGCGTGGCGTTTCCTCTCGCCGCGCTCATTCCCGCCGGCGAGACGCTGGCCGACGCAATCCACCGTATCGCCACTGGAGAGAAATAATGCAGCACGTCCTCGAAGCATTCGAAGCCGCCTCTAAGGGCGCCCTCAAGCAGTTGGCCGACGCCATGACCGAATTCTCCGGCGCCGTGAAGCACGAACTGGAAGCCGCGCGGCCGCGCGCGATCGCAGCAAAGGAAGACGACGCCCAGATCCAGCTCGACGTAGCATTGTATGACAGCGCGCCGACGCTTGCAGTACCTAAGCACGCGCAGTTCGAAGCACTGCAAGAGATCGGCCACCGATTCCTCGCATCGGCCGATGGCCTATTTGTCGAGATCCGCCGCCCGTGGCTGCACCTGATTCGCCAGGTCAGCAAATTCCCGGCCGAAGGTCCGCGCCCGCCTTACGGGACCATCGCCGAGACGTGCGAATTGACGTTTGGTCGACTCCCCGCTGCGCTGCCGCTTATCGCAGGCTTCGCAGCCGAAGCGCTCGATAGCCTGCCAAACGAGCATGCCGCCTGGATTGTCTGGAACGATCAGTCGCAGTTGCTCGAGTACATCGCGCTGAAGCCGAGCGAAGCGTCCCCCGGCCATATCAAGTATGAACGGCCGCAGCTCGCGGCTCACTTGTCACTCGTGATCGATATCCACAGCCACGGAGCGTCGCCGGCGTTCTTCAGCGCCACTGACGACCAGGACGATCGCGGAGAAGTGAAATTCGCGTGCGTTGTGGGCAACCTCGGCGAGGAAGGCAGCCTGCCATCAATCGCGATGCGCCTTTGCGCACTCGGCCTCAACATTCCCATCAAGCTCTCGCCGGCAGACGTGTTCAAGACGTGGGAGGCCAACCATGTCGCATAAGCCGCTCACAAAAAAGCAGCTTGAGGACGCCAAGCGCATGTACACGATGGCAGGTGGCACTTATGGTGCCGCAGAACGGGTCATAGAACATGTGGCCGCCATCGCTTTCGAGAACGGGCTAGCATTCAGCGCAGGCCACCGCTCATTTCACGACTGGGCCGAGTCCGAAGGGCTCGACATGTCGGTTGACTGGAAAGGCGACCTCACATCGCCGGTTTCCGCCGCGGCGCTGCGGGGATGGGAAGCCGCACGGAGCGCAGCCTCGCAGGCAAAGGATGAGCGGAAATGAGAAAGCTCGACCGCATCCACCCAACACCGTCAGCGTATCTGAGTCGCGCTGTGAGCGTCCTGCTCATCGGCTGCGGCGGGAATGGCTCGCTGATGCTCACCGGCCTCGGCCGACTCAATCATGCGCTGACTGCACTCGGCCACCCGGGCCTGGACGTCACCGCCTACGACGACGACACCGTGAGCGAGGCGAACATGGGCAGGCAGATGTTCAGCCCTGCCGACGTCGGCCTGCACAAGAGCAGCGTGCTCGTTCATCGGGTCAATCAGTTCTTCGGATTGAACTGGCGGGCCGAGCCGCACCGCTTCGCATCCGATCAGGACGCCAACACGTACTCGCTGAATGGGAAGCCCACCATCGCCATCGTATGCGTCGACAGCGCTACCGCACGAGCCAGCATTTACTCCTTTCTGGAGAGCCGTAGCTTTCGCGGGTACATCCTCGACCTCGGTAATCGGGCCAGTGACGGACAGGTTCTGCTTGGCCAGCTCTCCGCGAGCGGCGACTTGCCCCCGCTGCTCGCCGACGATGGCATTGAGCCTGCAGCGAGACTGCCGGCGCCTCATCGCGTGCTGCCCGAGCTGGTCGACACCACCGCTCCGCCCGACGACGAGCCGAGTTGTGGCCTCGCCGCCGCGCTCGAGCGCCAGGAACTGTTCGTGAACCAGGCGGTGGCCACGCCAGCACTCGCGCTGCTTTGGGAGTTTTTCCGCTACGGGAAGCTCACGTGGTGCGGCGCATTCGTAAACCTCAAGACCGGCAACATGCGCCCGATCGCTGTTCCGGCCGGGGAATAGGTGACGCAATGAGCAGCACTTTCCTGTCGCGCGACGAAGTCTGTGAACTGACCGGGCGCCGGCAGCATGCGGCGCAGGCACGAGCACTGCGCGCGATGGGCATCGAACATCGCGTGCGGCCGGACGGCTCGATCGCCGTTTTGCGCACGCACATCGAGGCCGAACTGGCCCCTGCCGCAACGCGCCGCGTCGCGGATTGGCAACCGAATTGGAGCGCAGCCTAATGCCACGACCGAGAAGCAAAGAGAACAAGGGCCTGCCGACCCGCTGGCGCCGGCGAAGTGGCGCCTATTACTACCAGGTGCCGCGCGGCCTCGAGCATATGTGGGACGGAAAGAAGGAATTCCGGCTCGGCGCGTCACTGCCCGAGGCATACCGCGTGTGGGCAGAGCGGCTCGGCAAGATGGAGGAGACGCGCACCGTCGCCGAACTGCTCGATCGATACTCGCTGCAGGTCGTGCCAACGAAGAAGCCGACGACACGCGCCCAGAACCAGGTCGCGATCAAGCGCCTGCGCAACGTGCTCGGCGTCGTGCCCATCACCGCCATCAAGCCACAGCTCATTTATCAATACGTCGAGCGGCGTGAGGCCAAGGTGGCAGCGCGGCGCGAAATCGAAATCCTGTCGCACGCGTTCACCAAGGCGGTCGAGTGGGGCATTTTGGATCGTCACCCGTTCAAGGGCGAGGTGCGGCTTCCCGGGGAAAAGTCGCGCACGCGGTACATCGCGGACTGGGAAATCGATGAGTGCCTCGCGCTCGAGCCGAAGCGCAAGAAGGGAAGCGTGCTCGCCTTGCAGGCATACATCAAGATCAAGCTACAAACCGGCATGGCACGCAGCGACCTGCTACGCCTTCAGCCGGAGCGCGACTTTGACGACGACGGCATCCATATCCTGCGCCACAAGACGGCGGACAGCAGCGGCAAACGCACGATCTATGAGTGGACGAACGAATTGCGCGAGGCAGTAGCTGAAGCCGTTCGCGCACGGCCGGTGCGCACGTCCAAGTGGCTTTTCTGCACGCTTGAGGGCGAAGGCTACATTGACGAGGAAACTGGACGCGCCGGCGGCTTCGATTCGATGTGGCGCGGGTTTATGGATCGCGTGCTGGCGGAGACCAAGGTCACCGAGCGGTTCACCGAGCACGACCTACGCGCCAAGGTGTCGAGCGACGCGGAATCGATCGAACATGCCCGCGCGCTGCTCTCGCACACGACGACACAGACCACGCAGCGCTCATACCGGCGCAAGGCCGAAAAGGTCAAACCACTGCGCCGGGGACGATCCGAATAG